TATTTTTAAGGTTTACATTATTGCAAGGTACAACGGTAATATTGTTGTAACTGGTGTTGGTACTGGACAAGTGCAACTTTTATTTGAGTGGGATGATAATCCCAGCACCAATGGACAGGCACTTGGTAAACTGAAGATTGCTGGTAAAACTTTTGTACAGACTCCTGATATCAGAAAGGGTAGTGATGATTATGTTTTCACCGCAACTGCAGGACAAACATATAATCTGACTGTCATTGATGCCACTGGTATCCTGAAAAGGAAAAACAATAAACACATCGGATGGACGGACGGTGATCTAGGTGGAGCAACTGATGCCAGATTGATAATCACCGACGTTAGTAGCCCAGGAACTGTACAGAACACTACGACTGAACAGGTGACCACTACAGTTCCAACGTCCCAAGTTGCATCATCCTTAGACCTTCAGACTTCAGGGGTTGACAGCGGCAACATTGTATGGCATACTAGGATGGCAATCGGTTATGAAGAGTACGTCGTCTAATGGATTTACCCAAAATCAAAAACGAGAATCTTCCAGACGAGCTGAAGAAAATCCTTGGTGATGCTGATGCTGAGTTTGAATCGCTTGTAGACCCTAGTGAAGTTATTGTTGATGTTGAGTACAACTCTGAAGAGTTCAACAGGCAGCGAGAGGAGAATGCTCGTCGCTTTGTAGAAGCAAGGAAAAAACTCAACAGACTGAGAACCGAACAAAGGTTGACAGAATCTGAAGACTCTGATAGTATAAATACTGATTCGTGAGGCGCTTCACGAATTGTAACAAACGGGATATGTCGAATCCCTATTCATCTGCGGGTAACCATTCCGCAAGTAACTAAAAGGTAAACAACAATGATCAAAACTGCTTTCGCAGCCGCTGCTGCTCTCGCTTTCGCACCTGCTGCTGCCCTTGCAGGTCCCTACGTTAACGTAGAGGCAAACTCGGGTTTCACTGGCTCTGACTACACTGGTACGACTACCGACGCTCACGTAGGCTGGGCTGGTGAGTCTGGTGCTGTGTCCTATGGCGCTCAAATCGGTCCTTCCTTCGTCGTAACTGACGGTGGTGAGTCTGACACCGTTCTGTCTGGTAAGGTCTATGGTAGCGTTGCTGCTACTGAGAACCTGTCTGTCTACGGCGAACTCTCCTTCGCTGGTGGCGTCGATGATGCTGACAACGGTTACGGCACTAAGATTGGTGCAACCTGGTCGTTCTGATAAATAGGTACGAGACCTTTCGTGCGGTCTCTACAAAAGTCGGAACACCCAATGGGACTCTACGGAGTCCCTTTTTTATTCTAGAGGTATTATGAACTTTACTGTATACACACGGACAGGATGTCCCTATTGCACTAAAATCAAGCAGGTGCTGGAAGGTAAGGGATATTCCTATACCGAAAAGCAACTGAATCGTGATTTTTCTCGTGAAGAATTCTACGCTCAGTTCGGCAAAGGTAGCACTTTTCCTCAGGTCCTGAAAGAGACAGTTCGTCTCGGTGGATGTACTGAAACTGTTCGCTATCTTAGAGAAAACAATCTGATTTAACGTCTAAATATCTACAGTTCAAGACATAGGAGGGTTGGTTTCCAGTTCATTGTAAACTATTCTTAGGGGGAAACCATGTTAGTTGCACTAGTTGTATTAGTTGTACTCGGAGCATTTTTACTAGGAATAACACTTTCCTGGTTGGCAAAAGGGTACGTAGAAGACTTCATCGAGAATGCGGCATACGCCAAATCAGTATCACATCCTGAAATGTTCGATGAAGATGGTAACATGTTACATGACGAACTTATCTACATCAGACCAGACACACAATACTGGACTGAATTTGACGATTAATTAAAGGAGTAAATCATGCCACGCAATATGGAAAACAGTAACCCTCGGTTACTGCTTAGTGAGATTTTGAGAAAGGTCTCCAACGCCAAGACCAAGAAGGAGAAGATTGATCTCCTTCAAAAACATAACAGCACTGCTCTCCGACAGTTGTTGATTATCAACTTTGACGAGAGTATTGTTTCGATGATGCCTGAGGGAGATGTACCTTACACTCCCAATGATGCACCTGTAGGAACTGACCATACTCGCCTTGAGTCCGAGTATCGTGGTCTGTATCGTTTCTTCAAAGGTGGACAAGACAACCTTCCTTCGTTGAAGCGTGAGTCTATGTTTGTTCAACTTCTGGAAGGTCTTGCTGCTGAGGAAGCAGAACTTCTGGTGCTTGCAAAGGACGGACGTATCAATGAAAAGTATAAGCGACTGACTAAAGCAGTAGTTAGTGAAGCATTCCCTAGCATTGAGTGGGGAGGTCGTTCCTGATGGGGAAGGGTATTAGAATGATCCATAAGGATTGTGACCCTTCTCTCGTTGAGGATCGCTCGTTGCCTTATACTGCATACCTGGTAGAATATCTACAGGATGGTATGACGAAGTTTGATATCTGTTCTGCTAATAAGAAAGTAGATATCTTTGATCACTATTGGGATCACTATCGTCATGACTTCGTAAACATGACTCAAACTGAGGGGAGAATCAATCCTAAATTATGGAACGATCCAAACGCGAAGAAAAAGAAAACCAAATGACAATCTACTTCGACAAGCGTGCCTTTGAGCAGCAGGAAGAAGAAGAGAAGCAAGAGTTAGAAGAACAAGAGAAAAAGGAAGCAGCAGCCAAAGCAGCAGTGACATTCATTGCTTTCTTTGTCAAACCTGCTATTATTATGTTATTATGGAACTGGTTGCTACCAGGTATCTTTGGTCTTGCTACTATCGGATACTTCAAAGCACTTGGTTTGTATTTACTCGCTAGACTTTTTATTGATAAAGAATGACTAAAGTATGTTTGGTCTCTGTCACTCCTGATGCAGAGAAGACAATCGGTTACATTGCTCGTGTAAGCAACCCTGCAAATCAGGAGAACCCTAAGGTTGCAGGACTGCTGAAGTATTGTATCAAGCATGGACACTGGTCTGTGTTTGAGCAAGCAACAATGACTCTAGAAATCTCTACTACCAGAGGTCTGGCAGCTCAAATTTTGCGTCACCGTTCGTTCTGCTTCCAAGAGTTTTCCCAACGCTATGCTGATTCTTCCCTACTCGGTGAGAAGATTACACTCCCCGAACTCCGTCTTCAAGACCACAAGAATCGGCAGAACTCTATCGATGCTATTGATCCGTTTCTCAAGCAGAAGTATGAGATTCTGATGCAACAACACTTTGAGCAAGGTATGAAACTGTACCAACAGATGCTTGAAGATGATATTGCAAAGGAGTGTGCTCGTTTTGTGCTTCCTCTCGCCGTAGGGACCAAACTCTACATGACGGGCAATCTGCGTTCATGGATCCATTACATCAATCTGCGTACCGCCAACGGCACCCAGAAGGAGCATATGGAGATTGCAGAACTCTGTAAGCAGCATTTCATCTGTCAGTTCCCAGTCGTCTCTGAGGCGCTTGGATGGTGCCCTGAGGGCGACTGCGGTTGCTCTCAGCATCTTGACGAATGTGACTGCCTGCAACCGTCTCTGAGGATTGACTGATGTATGAAGAACTAAACTGCTTTGAAGAGGCACTGAAGCACTTTGGAACTCGTGTTGAGGTCATCACTGCTATGGAAATGTCTCGGAGAATCTCTCCTGAGGATGCATATCAGATGATCAAAGACGAACTCAAAGAAGTAAAGAAGTGCCGTAAACTATACAAAAAAGAGGAGTGCTAAGATGCCTACTTACCCTGTAATAAATAAGACCACTGGGGAGACACAAGAGCTCCGCATGACTGTTGCTGAATACGAGCAATGGAAAACTGACAACCCTGATTGGGACAAGGACTGGAGTCAAGGTATCGCAGGCACAACCTACGGCACTCCGAAACAGTCTGATGGTTTCAAAGAAGTGATGTCGAAAGTGCAAAAAGCACATCCTGGAGCAAACCTTAGCCGTTTTACTTGATATGCCTAGAGCCCGTAAAAGGAATACAACCAGTAATCCTGTCCCTTCTAACATGACCGCTAAGCAGATTCGGAGAAAGAAACCGATTGATGCATCCTACATGGTGCCTATCAATCCGCTGACTCCTAATCAGGAGACTGTCTTCCAACAGTATGCTGAAGGTCAGAACATTTTGCTGCACGGTGCTGCTGGCACAGGCAAAACTTTTATCACCTTGTACCTTGCTTTGCAAGAGGTACTTGACGAAAATACTCCTTATGATAAAATCTATATTGTAAGGTCCCTTGTACCTACTAGGGAAATCGGTTTCCTTCCTGGAGACCATGAAGATAAGTCTGCTCTTTATCAGATTCCATACAAGAACATGGTGAAATACATGTTCAGTATGCCTGATGACAACTCGTTTGAGATGCTCTATGACAATCTTAGAGCACAGGAAACTATTAGTTTCTGGTCAACGAGTTTCATCCGTGGTGTAACTATGGACAACTGTATTGTCATTGTGGATGAGTTCAGTAACTTGAACTTCCATGAACTTGATTCGATGATCACCCGTATCGGTGAAGATTCTAAGATCATGCTCTGTGGTGACATCACACAGACCGACCTTGTAAAAGAGAATGAAAGGTCTGGCATTGCAGACTTCATTAAAATCCTCCAGAACATGCGTGAGTTCACCTGCGTAGAGTTCGGGATTGAAGATATCGTTCGCTCTGGTCTGGTTAAGTCGTATCTGCTTACCAAATATAATCTAGGATTCTAATGTTTAACTTTGTTGATGTAGACCTTCGCGAACACGTGGAGGTCGAACCTGTGACTAAGGATGGAACTCGTTTCTATCCTATTCCTGGAGCAGATAAATATTATCCGAGTGTAACCTCAATCACATCGTTTAAGAACGCACAATTTTTCCAGAAATGGAGAGCTAGGATTGGTGAAAACGAGGCGAATCGTATTACTGCTAGAGCAACACAACGGGGAACTGCATTTCATGCAATCTCCGAAGACTATTTCAAAGGTGAACTGAATCTCGACAAATATTTGGAGAACAATCCATTATCTGTTAGAATGTTTCAGTCAGCAAAGTCTACGCTGAATCGTATCAATAACATTCATTGTTTAGAGACCTTTCTGTATTCACATTATCTCGGTTTAGCTGGTCGAGTAGACTGCATTGCTGAATTCGATGGTGAGTTGGCAGTAATCGATTTCAAAACTTCAACGAAAGAAAAGAAGGAAGATCACATCGAGCACTACTTTGTGCAAGAGACTGCATACGCAGCGATGTTCCTTGAGCGTTCAGGTTTAGAGGTAAAGAAAATTGTCACACTTATCGCCACCGAAGAAGGCACTATTCAAGTGTTTGAGAAGTACAATCTTGATGACTATTTACAATTACTTAAGTCCTACATTGAAGAATTTGTTAGGGGAAGAACGAATGTCTAAAGAACAGTTAGAAGACAAGTTTCTAACTCCCACCAAGTTCTCAATGGAGATTGAGCGTTTGGTAAAGCGGAGTAATGGTTTGATTTCATACCTCGAAGCAGTAGTAACTTTCTGTCAAGAGAATGAGATTGAACTAGAGACTGTTCCTAAACTGATGACAAAACCTCTAAAGGAACGCCTGCGACATGAAGCAGAGCGTCTAAACTACATGAAGAAACGATCTAAAGGAGTATTACCACTGTGACTGGATTTGAAGTGTATAAGATGTATCTCGCATTGCGAATGCACTTCACCAAAGAACATTATGATTATCAAAAATACAGAGGCAAAGTAAATGTCTCTGAAAAATCTTTTGAACAGAGACGTGACCGTTACTTCTTTAAAAAACTAGCGACGAAGTATGATGGGGACAAACTCCTCAACTACTTTGTCGCTAATTTTATGCATGACCCTAAAGGATATATCAAATCTTTTAGTGACGGTAATTACGAACGATGGAAGGTAAATCAGGAGGCTTTCTGTTATAAATTTAGACAGGACGTTCATCTATTGCTAGATAGATTTGAAGCACCTTACCAAGATAAGTTTGATAAGATCTTTGAAGTAAAGGAAGGAACGCATCCATCTCTCCTCAAGCAGTATCTGTCTGGAGAGATATCATTAGAAACACTCGTTGTATTTGAGCATTGTTTAGGATATGTAGATCGGTTTGACAAGAAATTATCTGACCCTATCTGGAAAGAGATTAGAACTAGGGTAAACAAATATAAACCGTTCTTGTATATTGATTGTCAGAAATACAAAGATGTAATACTCACAGTTATAAGGACGAAGTTATGAGTGATTTTTTCAAATCAGAGCAAGTACAAGATAACTTGCAAGACATTTTTAATACCTACCAGGAAGTTGCGTCTATGACCTCCCAGTTGGGAAGCATGAACAAGCAAGAGAAACTGGACCACATCGAAGATTGTAAGGTCCTGATCGACAAACAACGCACTTTTTATGGTAGACTATGTTTGGCAGCATCGGAGGACTCTGAAGCGGCTGACATGAAGACCAGGATCAATGCTCTGTCACAGGCATTTGGTTACATGGACCTCCTGGAGTGCATGGATGCGATGGTGGAGACACTTGAAGCAGCGGCACAACGGGAAGTTGACGACGACTAAATAGTATGCTACGATGATCCAGTAGCAAACACACAAAACACACACTCAATACGGAGAATACGAACATGTCTTTTGCCTCTCTCAAGAAGGCGTCTGCAGGCGGCAGCACCTTTGAAAAACTCACCCGAGAGATTGACAAACTGAATCAGCCCGCTGCTGGTTCTTCCGCCGACGAGCGTTTCTGGAAACCTGAACTGGACAAGTCTGGTAACGGTTACGCAGTCATCCGATTCCTCCCTGCACCTGATGGCGAAGAGATGCCTTGGGCGAAGGTCTGGAGTCATGCTTTCAAGGGTCCTGGTGGACAGTGGTACATTGAGAACTCTCTTACCACTCTCGGCAAGGATGATCCTGTCGGTGAACTGAACCGCGAACTGTGGAACAGTGGTCGTGATAGCGATAAGGAGATCGCTCGTGCTCAGAAGCGCAAACTCTCCTACTATAGCAACATCTATGTTGTTCAAGACCCTGCTCACCCCGAGAACGAGGGTCGTGTCTTCCTCTACAAGTTCGGTAAGAAGATCTTTGACAAACTGGTTGAAGCAATGCAACCTGCATTTGCTGACGAGACTCCCGTTGACCCCTTCAACTTCTGGAAGGGTGCTGACTTCAAACTGAAGATCCGTAAGGTTGACGGTTACTGGAACTATGACAAGTCTGAGTTCGCTGCACCTGGAACCCTGGGTAACTTCGACGATGACAAACTGGAGTCCATCTGGAAAGAGGGTCACTCCCTCGCTGACTTTGAAGATCCTAAGAACTTCAAGTCCTACGAGCAACTGCAAGCACGTCTGAACCTGGTGCTTGGCAAGGGTGCTGCTCCTGCTCCTCGTGTTGATGAACAAGACGAAGCAGTCTTTGATTCCCCTGGTGGATTCAATGACCGTGACATCACTCCTAGCAAGTCCTGGGGTCAAGAGGTGTCCGACTTCCGAGAGAAAGCAGTTGCATCCTCTCCTGTGCAAGACGAAGATGACACTCTGTCGTACTTCGCCAAACTTGCTGAGGAGGACTGATGACAGATCCGATTACAGTTGATGATTATAAACTCGTCTCCGACGAGTTCTTTCAGAAATACGATTTCGTAAAGGAACGTATGCAGTTAGGTGCTAAAGCAGAAGATGTTCTGAAAGTAATGGAAGCACTAAGTGCTGCAGTCATCAAGGACCGAGTGAAAGATAAACTTGGTCCCTTTGGATTCAACAAGAAAGGAGGCACTAAAGAATGAATCTGTTTGCCCAAGCCCAACTCGACCTCGTAGATGCTTGGAACATGAGTTGGGAAGAGGGCATCCAGTTTATTATTGTTCTGGTTGCTCTATACTATGTAAAGAAGAGGATGGATTTGTACTTCGCGAAGAAGCAAGCAAAGACTACCATCTACAAAGTGAAATTGATTGAGGGTGAAACCAAAATCGACCTTTGATTCCCAAAATCGGGGAAAAATTTTCCCGCCAAAAATTAGGACTCTAAGGTTTTTTCAAGAATAATACGAAATAAGTTATCTTTTAACTGAACGAGTGCTTCCTGCTCTCTAGGGTCACCACCCGCCCATTTCTCAAGATGAAAACAGACGGACCTGTACACAAGTGCAAGTCCGTCTTTTGTCATGTCTAGGTTTATAAATTCAGGATCAGTATCCCCCATAACCTCCACCACCTGAACCGCCAGAGCCGCCAGAACCTCCACTACCGCCAGAACCTCCAGAACCGCCAGATGAACCCGAAGAACCTGA